ATAACTGCGGCAAGAATAGCAGCACCAAAACTTATACAGATAGGCGCAAAGATACTTACTAAAGGAGCGCAAGGCGCAGGCACAGTTGCTAAAGGCGCAGGCACAGTTGCCAAAGGCGCAGGCAAAGTAGCAGCTAAAAATCCAGGAACCACAGCAGCAGTAGGTGGCGGAGCATATGTTGGCAAAAAAGCAGGCGATGCTATTGATGCAGTAGGCGACATGGCAAGCGACCTTGCAACTTCAGCAAGTGATTTAATTGCAAAAGCTGAAGGCGGAGTTGAAGCTATTCAGGGTGAGATTTCAGCATTTTTAGGCGGTAATGCAGTTAAACAAGTTGCAGCAATGGCTTCAAAATACGCACTACCTGCACTAGCAGTAGTTGCATTATTATATGGCGGCAAAAAAGTAATTGACATGCTTAAAAGCAAAGACGATGACAACATGCAAACTGCTTCTATGGAAGAAGACGATCTTGAAGAAGCATACATTAACACAAGTAAAGATGCAGTTGAAGTACTAGGCGCACTACGTGGCAAAGGAAAAGCAATCGAACGTGGACAAGATGACGATCAAGGCAACTTAGCAAATCAGTACGTAAGCGATGTATGGGATGTGTATTCATTTATTGAAGCAAGAACAAATGGATTTAGCGGACTAGACAAAAATGCCAAAGCTGCAATTGAAGGAATGATGAAACTACGTGGCGAAGCAAAGAAATTAGAAACTAAGCCAGGTTCGGGTAAGAACGCACGTTTCGGTAATGCTATTGTAACTGCATTGTATCCTGTAATGGAATATCTATATACAACAGACTTTGATAGAAACAAAAAAGAAGACGACACTGACGAAGGCAATGCATACGCACACGCTGTAAAGAAAGCCAAAATGAACGGCAAGAAAAAAGGCGATAAAATTGATGGTCCAGACGGTGACGAGATTACACTTGAAAAGGACGATAAGACACCATTAGGCGAATTTATACTGAGTTATTTTGATAAAGAATCAGGCGAATTTCCAAAAGGCGAAACAGCAGTATTAACAATGGTAGAAAAAGATTACGGCGAGCAGTTCATAGAACCTGCTAAGGCGTTTATTGAACAAATACAAGCAAAGTTTGAAGAGTTCCAAATGCATACACAACCACAGCAAATGGAAGCACCAGACGAATATGAAAGAATGAGAGAGTTAGCTGGTTTAAGATAACTAGCTAACCCACTTATAAGTTTTATTTCTTTTTCTTTAAAAAAGACTTGACAAATATTGTAGCGATGTTATACTAATAACTGTGCTACAAACTTAATAGGCACAACGTAGCAATGTAGCTACATAACACGACATAGGCATTTATAGGAGGCATTAACTATGGCATCATTAGCAGAAATTCGAGCTAAACTAAAAGAACAAGAAAGCCGTGCATCAGGCGGCGGAAGCGGATCAAACGGTCCAAACCCAATTTACCCATTTTGGAATATTAAAGAAGGCGAGAGTTGTACTCTACGTTTCCTTCCTGATGGAGACGCAGATAATACTTTCTTTTGGAAAGAACGTTTGATGATCAAACTTCCTTTCGCAGGTATTAAAGGTGAAACTGATTCACGTCCAGTACAAGTACAAATTCCATGTATGGAAATGTACGGCGAGACATGTAACATTCTTAATGAAGTGCGTGGCTGGTTTAAAGATTCAAGTCTTGAAGACATGGGTCGTAAGTATTGGAAGAAGCGTTCATATGTATTTCAAGGCTTCGTAACAGATAATCCAATTGCTGATGATCAAGCACCTGATAATCCTATTAGGCGTTTCATTATTGGTCCACAAATCTTCCAGATCATTAAGACAGCATTAATGGATCCAGACATGGAAGAAATGCCAACTGACTATACAGCAGGTGTAGACTTCCGTCTTAACAAGACAAGCAAAGGCGGCTATGCAGACTATGGCACATCAAACTGGGCACGTAGAGATCGTCCATTAGGTGATGCAGAAATGTCTGCAATTGATACACACGGTCTGTTTACGTTGTCAGATTTCCTACCTAAACAGCCAGACGCAACTGCACAAAAAGTGATGCAGGAGATGTTTGAAGCGTCAGTAGACGGCGAAGCATACGATCCTGATCGATGGAGCAACTATTTCCGTCCTGCAGGTATGCAAGCACGTACTGGTGATCCCCAAGTAGCAGCAAGCCCACAAGCAACTGCTGTAAGTCAAAGTGCGCCAGTAGCACCGACACCAGTAGTAGAAACTGCACCAGCGCCAGAAGCAACTCCAGCGCCAGCGGCTGAAGCAGCGCCTACAGAAGGTGGCAATGCTCAAGATATCTTGGCAATGATTAGGTCACGTCAACAGTAATAATTTATGGGGGAGAAGTCCCCCATATAGCTTTTTAGATTAGGAGAATAATATGGCTAATAAGGCATTTGATCCGACTAAGTTTCGGACGGCACTAACTAAGTCCATATCAGGTATGAGTGCAGGATTTAACGATCCTACTGATTGGATTAGTACAGGTAACTTCGCACTCAACTATCTTATTTCAGGAGACTTCAACAGAGGTGTTCCGATGGGTAAGGTAACGGTGTTTGCAGGAGAGTCAGGCGCAGGTAAAAGTTATATCTGTGCAGGCAACATTGTAAAAGCAGCACAAGAACAAGGCATCTTTGTAGTACTAATTGACTCAGAGAACGCACTTGACGAATCGTGGCTACATGCTCTTAATGTAGACACATCAGAAGACAAACTACTAAAACTCAACATGTCAATGATTGATGACGTTGCTAAAACTATTAGTACGTTTATGACAGACTACAAAGCAATGAACGAAGAAGACCGTCCTAAGGTGTTGTTCGTTATTGATAGTTTAGGTATGTTGCTAACACCTACAGATGTTGATCAGTTTAACAAAGGTGACATGAAAGGTGATATGGGTCGTAAGCCTAAGGCATTAACTTCACTTGTTCGTAACACAGTTAACATGATTGGTTCACATAACGTAGGACTTGTATGTACTAATCACACATATGCATCACAAGATATGTTTGATCCAGATGACAAGATCAGTGGTGGACAAGGCTTCATTTATGCATCAAGTATTGTTGTTGCTATGAAGAAACTTAAACTAAAAGAAGACGAAGATGGTAACAAGATCAGTCAAGTTATGGGTATCCGTGCTGGCTGTAAAGTTATGAAGACTCGTTACGCTAAACCTTTTGAAGGTGTACAAGTTAAGATTCCATACGAAACTGGTATGAATCCGTATAGTGGCTTGCTTGAACTGTTTGAAGCAAAAGACATTATTAAAAAGCAAGGAAACAGACTTGCGTACACTACACTTGATGGTGAAGAGATCCTTGACTATCGTAAAAAATGGATTGGTACAAACCTTGATAAGGTTATGTCAGACTATCTTGTAAAAGAGTCTCAGGTGGTAAATACCTCTGAAGTTGACGAAGAAGCAACTGACGATAATCTTATTGAGGAAGCGTTTAATGAATGAAGAGCAAATTGCAGACATTTGGACTATGTTTAAAGAATATCTAGACAAAAAACAAGTTGATGTTATCGCAGAAAAATACATCGACTTGTTAGCTGACTACGGTATTGACGATCAAACATTGAAGGAATCTATCGGTCACGATAGGGTACTTGACGAAGCAATAAGTTACTATCTAGATTTAGATAGTGTAGAAGACGACTATAACGAATGGGATGAATAATGGGATGGTATAGCGAAATATCAAGAGATATTTCTAAAATTCCAACTGCTGTACAATTTTTTGAAACAGAGCTGATACAAGCTCGTGCAGAATGCAAACTTGTAGGTAATGTTGAAAAGTCAGCGGCACAAATGCCCGGTATTGTTGAACATCGTTTTAATCAGCTTCAAGAAATTGAAGCTATTTTAAACTATCTAAATATTGAGCTACGTAGGTTACGTAGCTCATACTTTAAGAAATATTTAGAAAACTATCAACGAGCTCTGTCAAGCCGTGACGTTGAAAAATACGTAGACGGTGAGGCAGACGTTGTTGACTATGAAAAGATTATTAATGAGTTTGCACTAGTTCGCAACAAGTGGTTGGGGGTTCTTAAAGCACTTGATCAAAAACAATGGCAAATTACTAATGTAGTAAAACTCCGTGTGGCAGGCATGGAAGATGCAAGTTTATAATTTAGTAGTAGGCGTAGACCAAAATTATTTTGATAAATGGGCTAGGACTTTATTGTGGAGTATATACAGATATAACCCACAATTAAATTTACATTGTCATATTGTAAATCCTACAAAAACAAATAAAATGTCTAATGTAGATATTACAGAAGAACATATTTCTTTTGAAAGCGAAACATCTAAAATAAGTTATTTACAAAGTGTTAGATTTTTAATTGCTGCTGATAAATTTGGTACTAACGAAAAAATAATCACTGTAGATGCTGATACTATTTGCACGAGATCTTACACACAAGACGAAATTAATCTTTTATTTTCTAAAAATCATATACTACAACACTATAAAGATCAAAGATGGCTTGCTGGATTAATTGCATTTAGTAACGATCAATTTAGACAAGACTACGCAAAAGAAATACGTTCTAAAGAAATTAAACATTGGGAATGGGGCAGAGATCAAAACGTTCTAGCAAAATTTTCTAATCAATATAACTTTGTGCCAGCACCTCGAGATTGGATAAGTATTGGTAAGAACGGTGCTGAAAGTGTTTTCCTAACATTAAAAGGAAATCAAAAAAATAAAAATAGGTACCTAGATATATACAAAGGATATTTGTAATGTTAGAAGAACATTTGGGCGGCCACAATAATAAAACACATGTTGATAAAGGTACATTAGAATGGGCAATTAAAACTCTTAAAATAAAATCAATGTTAGACGTAGGATGCGGCCCAGGAGGCATGGTTGAACTTGCTGATAGTTTAAATTTAGATGCACACGGCCTTGACGGTGACTACACATTATCTCGTTACAATGATAGTAAGTTTACTATACACGATTTTACAACAGGTCCAATTCCTGTTGTAAAAACATACGACTTAGGATGGAGTGTAGAATTTGTAGAGCATGTACACGAAGAATACATTCCAAATTATGCACAAGCAATGCAGCAATGTAAATTTTTAATAATGTCGTATGCACCGGTCGGCGCAACAGGACATCATCATGTTAATTGTAATACAGAAGAATATTGGATAGATAAAATGTCTAGTTATGGGCTAGTTTATCTTAAAGAGTTGACTACTGAAATGCGTAATCATTCAACAATGGGCACTAAGAAGAAACATAGATTTCTTTCGCGCACAGGATTACTTTTTCAAAATGAACAAAGATAGTTTAGTAATTGGCATTGAAGAAATGTATAGGAATCATCCTATACCAAATCTTCCTAATTTTAAAATAGTCCCATGGGCAGATCAAGATACAATACAATCTGCAGATGTTTATATACAAAATAATATT